AGATTGGTCTGGAGTTTCCGACTATGCCAGCGACATTCGATGTCAACTTTGATCGTAATGTGGAAACTTATTTCAATAATGAGTTGATGAGTGCTGATGAACTGGTAGAAATAAAAGAAAATGACTAAAAAAGGTTATAAATAGTAACATGGCAATACGTAGAGCATTCGCACAAGAAGATACAGATCTCCAGACAGCCTCGATTAGTACTACGAGGGAAAGGGATTATATTGATATTGATTTGACTTTCAGAGCAAAACCTTCTAGTGGAGAGATCTTCAAGAAGAACGGAGCTGCGGCAGTCAAACAATCAATCAAGACGTTGGTCATGACCAATCTCTTGGAGAAACCCTTTCGTCCACGATTTGGTGGTAATGTTAGGGCTCAACTGTTTGAGTTGGCGGATCGTGGTAAGTCATCGACTTTACGTAGAAACATTATAGAGAATATCGAAGTATATGAACCAAGGGCAGAGATCCTAGATGTGATCGTTAATCTGCAACCCGACAGACATAGTTTAGACGTAACTATTAAGTTCAAGGTAGTGAACTCACAAGAACAGGTTGAGTTTAGTACTACACTAGCAAGGTTAAGATAAAATGGCAACAACAATCAAATCCACATCATTAGACTTTGATGCGATTAAGAATAATCTCAAGGTTTTCCTTGCTGAAAAAGAAGAGTTTCAGGATTATAACTTTGAAGCCTCTGGTCTGTCTAATATCTTGGACGTTCTTGCGTACAATACTCACTACAATGGATTGACCGCAAACTTTGCCCTGAACGAGTCTTTCCTTGGAACAGCACAACTGCGTAGTTCTATTATTTCTCTGGCTGAGGGAATCGGTTATGTCCCCGATTCAAAAACCTCATCCCAAGCCATTATCAAAATGTCGGTCAATCTGAGTGGTGTGAGTGATCGTCCCAACACAGTTCAAATAAATGATGGATTTAAGTTCAATGCGACTGTAGACGAAACCGAATACGTATTTCAAACGATAGAAGACCTCAGTGCCACCGATAATGGTGAGGGTCTGTATCTTTTCACAGACGCTTCTGGTAGTCAAAATATAAAAGTCTATGAAGGTACTCGACGGATCAAGACTTTTCTTGTGGACGGCCAAGCAGAGAATCCGATCTATATCATTCCCGATACTGAGATTGATATTGATACTGCCGAAGTGCGGGTATATGAGACACCGTCTTCTTCACAATTCAGTACATACACCAACATCCTTAAAGCGACCACTATCAATGAAGCATCTACATTATTCATCTTGAAAGAGTCCCCGAATGGATTCTTTGAGTTATCTTTCGGTAATGGTGCGACTTTGGGTAGAGCTCCGACGGCTGGTAACAAGGTCACGGTAACATATTTAGCTGCATCTGGAGATACAGCAGATACCGCAAAGACGTTTGAACCCCAAACTACGATTGCCATTGGTGGAACAGGATACAACGTATCAGTGACCACGGTCTCAAATTCTGTGGGTGGTGGTGATAAAGAAACGATAGAATCTATTCGACAAAATGCTCCCTTCCAGTACGCATCACAAAATCGAATGGTGACAGCGGTAGACTACACTTCTCTGGTATTGAGAAACTTCTCTACCTTGATCAAAGACATCACATCCTTTGGTGGTGAGGAAGCAATCAATCCAGTCTTTGGTACAGTGTTCATGTCTATTCTATTCAACTCTGATGTTTCAGCCGAAACGATACAGACAACAAAGGACTCTATCCTTGACCTTGCGGAACAACTGTCTGTAGCCTCATTTAATGTGCAATTTGATGACCCAGTCAAAACATTTGTTGAGACCGAGTTATTCTTCCAGTTCAACCCGAACCTCACGACCCTGTCCCGCAATACAATTCAGGACAACGTGACGAACACTATCACCGAATATTTTGATGCTAATACTGGTAATTTCAATCAGTCTTTCCGGCGATCAAATCTGTTGACTCTAATAGACAACGTGAGTCCTGCTATTCTATCGTCACGTGCGACTGTTCGTATGCAGAGACGATTCACTCCTACCTTGACGTTGACACAAGATCACACGTTGAGGTATGCTGCGGGGATTGCTATACCGGATGATGTCAACTACACGATTACATCAACCGCGTTTACATATAACAATAAGACTTGTGTCTTGAGAAACAAACTAAACACCAACAAGTTAGAAGTGTTCAACCAAGATGATCGTGAAGTCATTGTAGACAATGTGGGTGACTACACCGGCGACACAATAAAAATCGTTGGACTGCGTATCGACAACTTTGTTGGTGCTGATCAGTTCATCAAGGTATCAGTTACTCCCTCGAATCAGAGTGCACTGACTCCTTTGAGAAACGATGTCCTAGAGTTTGATGCTGGTCAGTCCTTCTCTCGTATCGTAGAAGTGGAGCCTGGGGTTACTAACTAATGTCACACAAAACTGATGATACACTGAAGGATCTGAATCGGAGAGATATTGCCTTTCCGAAATACTATGTCGATGAGGCTCTACCTGAGTTTTTCGCAGGCACGTATCCGAAACTCATCACACTTCTAGAAGAGTATTATCATTTTGAGGATGGAGATGATGCTCCTTCCAGGCTTGTAAATGAATTATTCTACAACCGTGATGTCACTCAAGCGGACGTTCAGTTACTCTCCTATATTGAGGACGAGTTACTTCTAGGTCAGTCTTACTTTGAGGGCTTTGCAGACAAACGGGCTGCAGCAAAATTCTCGAACACTTTGTATCGTTCTAAGGGAACCAAGTTCTCCATTCAACAGTTCTTCCGAACTTTCTTTAGTATTGACCCCGAAGTGATTTATACTAAAGAACAGGTGTTCAAGATTGGTGAAACTGGATCTGAAATTGGTTTTAACTCTCAGAAGTTCATTACTGACAATAGATTATATCAGACTTTTGCTATCCTTGTCAAGTCAGAACTTGCATTTAATGAGTGGAAAGAACCATACAAACTCTTTGTCCATCCAGCTGGAATGTTCATTGGTAGTCAGGTGCAGATCGTGTCTCAGGTTACAGACACTTTAACCGCACCTCAAGTTATTGCGGCACCTCCACCACCTTTCGTAATAGAGAACAATGCAAGTTTTGGTGAACTGGCAACTCTTGATTTGACTGCATTGGTGGACGATATACATACAGATTCGGATGGTGTATTGTTTAGAATTAACCCAGTACTAACCGACATGAGAAACTTCTCTTTGCTGGATCTCCAGACCATAGAGAATCAATATTCATCTCTGCGTGAGGCCCAGACTGCTTCGTCACCCACATTCGATGATTCGGATGAGTTTGAAACGAATGGTATGGATATGAGTAACGACTTCTTCTTTGAGACGATGGATCAAGAGAAACATATCTGGTACAGTGGTGATTCGGATCAGTACATGAAAAGTTTTACACTTTAGTCAGTAACACTTATAAATAGATAAAACAGACGGATTAAAAAATGGCACGACAAACTATAAATCGTGGAACAACGGCAAACGATGGTACAGGGGATACCCTGCGTACTGCTGCCCAGAAGATTAATGAGAACTTCACGGAACTCTATTTGTCTATTGGTGGTGACTCAGCCTCTGCGACAGTAACTTTGACCGATCTTGGTGTCGTGTTTGAAGGTCAAACAGCGGATGACTTTGAAACTACGTTGGTTGCCGCCGAACCGACTCAAGATAACATTGTCTATGTTCCTGACGATGGTGGCACTCTGATCTTGGATTCGTGTCAACAAACGCTGACCAATAAGACTATCCTGAGTCCTATTCTAACTACTCCGTCTATCAAGGACAATGATTCAAGTCACACCTACAGCATTACTGTAGGCAACTTGTCGGCCAATCGTGATATTGCGATCCCCACATTGTCATCTAATGACACCTTTGTGTTTGCTGATGCAACACAAACTCTTACTAACAAGACCATCGATGGATTGACTGTATCAAATCCAACCTTCGGTGGTATCAGTAATGGTTCATTTATATTTGACAGTTCTGGTGATGAGTATCTCAAGTTTGTAAATGTTTCGAGTGCGGTAAACTTTGTAACGATTACCAATGCCGCAACGGGTGATGGTGCTGCAATTGATGTTGAAGGTGGTGACACAAACATCAGTCTCAAGCTTGGTGCTAAGGGAACTGGTGGTGTTGAGATTGTAAACAAACTTGTTCTCGAAAAGGGAACAGACATTGCTACCACTACTGCGATTGATTTGACCGAACCTTTGACGGTATTTAACTCCGGTAGTTTGATTAGTCCGACTATCGGAGATGGAACTATCCAAGGAGAAATGCAAGTCCTATCAAATGTCGGTGCTGGTGAAGTACGACTGACTCCAGCTGGTGGCACCTCAAACATTTTCGGTGTTGATTCAGGTAATGGATTTGTCGCATTTGATGAAGGTGATGGGTGTCAACTCGTTTGGAATAACACAAAAAGTAAATGGTTCTTTGTGTCTAACAACGGCACAGTAACAGGGTAACAAAATGGCGATTGTAACTAACAGATTAAAAAAACAAGTCATTAGTGATATTAAGAAAGACTTTGACAGTGCTGATGTATATTATTATGCGGCAATCGGACGTTCTCAGGATTGGAACGATTCTGATATTGCGCCTTCGGCAATTAACAGTCTGAGAGAAACTAGAAATTTCCGATTGTCTGCTCAGTCTGCGAAGAATATTATTGACCTATCATTTGTTGTGCCACGTTACAACTGGTCATCGGGTGCAATCTACTCAGCATACGATGATGCCAGTAGTGGTTATCCTGCACAAACATACTATGTTATGAATGACAATAACCAAGTCTACATATGCATTCAACAGTCTAAGAATGCTGCTGGAAACGCACAAGTATCTACAGTACAACCATCTGGTAACACTACAGGTACTCCGTTTGATACTGCGGATGGTTATATCTGGAAGTTCTTGTACTCCATCAGTGCATTAGACGCAACCAAGTTTGTCTCCGCTAACTACATCCCTGTTAAACTACAGGGCGCTACTGACTCAGACTCTCCTGCTCCTGACGTAGAACAACTTGCAGTACAGAATGCTGCAATCGCGGGACAGATTGTAGGTTATGCTGTCGATTCCGGTGGTGCTGGGTATACGTCTACTCCCACTATCACGGTACGAGGAGACGGTACGAAAGCAAAGGCAGGAGCCACGATCTCTGGTGGACAGGTAACCAAGGTAGAACTCATCGATAGTTCTGGTTCTTACACACTGGGTTCTGGGTATCAGTTTGCCGATGTATCGGTGACTGGCGGTGGTTCTCCGACTAAACCTGCAAAGGTTCGTGCTATCTTTGGTTCTGTTTTAGGTCTGGGTGGAGATCCTAGAGATGATCTGCGTTCTACCGCTGTCATGTTCAACGTGAAACCAGAGGGTACTGTTGACGGTGACTTTATCATCGGCAACGACTTCCGTCAAGTTGGTTTGATGAAAGGATTAACGGACTCTGCCGGAACAGCCTTTACCGAAGCAAACGGTGGTATGTTAAAACAGTTAGAACTTTCTAGTGTAACGACTGGATTTACCGCTGACAACACAATTGAAGGTTCTACTTCTGGTGTTCAGGCATTGATAGATAAAGTTGATTCGGATA